TAATGTGAGCGTGAATAACGTAACCAAGTATAATTAAATGATTTGGCGCAGTAGGTTTTACTTTTGTAGCTCTCCCCGCAGTTGTAGGACTTAAATATAATATATCGCCATCCGCCCACGTTTCGCCCTGTAAACTTCCTGTTGTGTTTATACCCCTAACGAGTCCGCTTGTAGTTATAAACCCCTCTTGGTTGTTGTTAATCGTTTCAGTTACAAGTCCGATTGTTTCTGCGCTTAATGTATCGTTTGTCGCTTGCGCTAAATCAACTTTCAATCGTTGCCCTTGCGCACCTGTTACCCTAACCGCTTGGTAGTTTGCCTCTAATAAATTTACGTTTGTAGCGGTTTTATTAACCACTCTTAAAACTTGCTCTTGACCTATTTGCAAAGTTACGTTGCCGCCCTTTAATCCTAAATTAACTGTGCCATCGCTATCATTCCATTGCATTATTCCAACTCCCGAAGTTCCTGTTGGTGTTTGGTCAAACTCAACCTGCCCCGCCTTAATCTCAAACTCGCCCAAGTCAACATCTTGCGTTGCACCTGTGTAAGGGACGAAGCCTGTAACTGGAGGGATGTCCGCTGCGGTGATGAACGGATCAACGCCGTTCTCGCCATCATTTATTAAATCGCTTGTTTTTGTAACTGCCGCAGGAATTGTAGGCTTGTTTAAAATCTCAGCCACGCCACTCGTTGCATCCCAATCCGAATTGACTTGAGCCGCAGGAATTGTCGGTTTATTTTTAATGTAGTCGGGAGCTTGATTGTCCGTTTGTGTCCAATCCGATTGCACCTGCTCGCCAATAATACGGTTGATATTTACAACGTAGTTATTCGGGTTTGCTATAATTTGCACCTCGTCGACTGCGACTTGTACGTTGATGTCAATTGTCTCAACTATAACCGCAGCGTTTACGACGATGTCGTTAATAGTATCTTGTACTATAATGTTTACATTGTCCGCCATGCTTATCGTGTAATATCGTCGGTTACAACAAAGAGTCCACTTATCCAGGTGTCGACCTCACCACTCGCTTGAGTGATTTGTATATCGTAACGATAGGAGCAGGCTTGAATATCAATGATCTGCTCATCGATACAAAACTCGCCGTTTACCGCGTCAAATATTGTGATTGGCACCTCCAAAGCAACAACTCCCCCTGGCTCTTTTCTGAGTTGCATTTTAACATCGCCACCTGTTAAGTTAAGAGGGATTTCATTTACGTTTATTTGAAAGTCCGTTTGTTTGAAGGTATCCCCCCTTTTTGTCGTGAAGTTTAGTGTCGATGCCATTTAAGAATAGTTTTAATTTTTTGATGTTTTCCTCGGTTCGTTTGTCGGTTTTGCGCATATATTTAGTATGGGTTATCAAGCCACCATTTGCCACACACCAAACGCGTGCGGATTGGGTTAACTATATTGTTTGAGCTACTTCTATACTCGGGCAAAGGAAAACGACAAAGCCATTTTTCCATTCGCGCTTGATACATTTCCGCTTTCATTCGCATATTATTTACCAAGTAATCAACCTCGGTCTTGTCAACCGCTACCGAGTTATCGGGTTGGGCCTTAAATATACCGTTGTTGTTTACTTTGTACGCCCCGATTAGGAGGTACTCAACTGCGCTTTGCGAGATTAAAAATGGTTTGATATAATCTTCGTACAAAGTAAGGTATTCGTCCACCAAATCGTCGTTATCGAAGTCATCGCAAATCTTATTGTATAATGTTTCCCCTAAAATCTCCTCCAATCGCGTGCGTTGTGCGTCTGCGATGCAAGGAATATAGAGGTCAATATCAATATTACCCCCCAATAGGGTATTTTTTGTGAGTTCGTTTTCTTTTAAAAGTATAATAGTTGCCATAAATTACATGTCGTGAGGCGCGATATACGCTTTTGGGTTATTTGTTGGTAGGATTTCGCCTGCTTTTCTCGCTTCTGCTGGTGTAATAGTTTCCGCAAGTGGGTTATTTACGTCCGCTCTTTTACGATATGTTTCACGTACCCAAAAATGTTTGCACGTTCCGAATGGAAATGCGTCACTTTGTAAGCCACCGCCCTTCCACAAAAAGATATCATAAGGCTGATCGGGATTTGGATGCATACCAAAGCCAGGATTAACGTTTCTTTGGCTCATCATTTCGATGTCCTCTTTACGATATAGCTTATTTTTGCTCATCATGTCCTTACAAAATGCACGCTCGGGAGATGGGTTTCCGCTATAACGATAACGACTTTTAAAAAGTGCGCCGTCTTGGTAACTTTTTGCGTTTGGTCTTGCCGTTCCTGTTGATACCGATGCCATTGCCACGCTCATAAGTTGAGTAGTAACTCCATTCATGCGGTCAAGCTCAGCGTCAAGTTCCTCCTCTTTTTCGTAGTCTACCGCTTCGGAACTTATAAGTTCCCATTCGTTCAAATCTATGTCCTCGCCTAAATCGTCAAAGCCTTGAGATGCTAATTGAGTGACCGCTGCGCTTTGTTGTGAGAATAACGCTTGAGCAACTTGTGCTGGGATGTTTAAGAATTGAACTAAGAAAACAATTGCTTGCTCAGTTGTCAAAATACCCTCTTTTACTTTGGCGAAAATATCAATCGCCGAGGCAATTTGCGCTCCGTTGTATGAAACCGCCGCGTCGCTTGTTGCTTTGTCTATTCCGATTGCGCTACTTGTCGTATCGTTTATAACGATGTCCTCAGCTCTCAAGCTCTCGAAGTCTAATTGTAAAGTCAATCCGTTAACGGCAAATATCTCCATTAACGAGTCAAGGATAACCTCTTGTTTTGGTTTAATTACATTTATCATTAACTCCTCAAACCCGACTTTTATTTCGTCAGCAGTTGAGCTAAATCCGCTCGCCTCTTTTATACCCACCAACATCGGAGATGTCAATTTGTGGGCCGTGCAAAGTTGTTGTCTTGCCTCCGCACTCAAATACGCATACTGTTGGTGCGCGTCGCTTACCTCTAAATTACTGATTGTGATTTCACTCTCTTTGCTATCGTTCCAATTCAAAAAGAATTTACCCGCGTTGCTGCTCCCTGTTAAGTGTTGGCGTATCGCTTGGGTGTTGAGCATAATTGTCTCCTCACTCGGTTGCACTCCCGCATTCATATTTATAATGTGGCCGAAGCTCAATCCATTTTGAATATGGTTAACGGAATAGTTACTTATTTCGTTCTCCATGGCTGCCCACGAAAGGCCCGATACGTAAGAGGGGTTACTATAATAAAATTGTCCCACCTGGTAATCATGAATAACGTAAATCTCGGAGCGTTCGCCTGAGCCTTCTCCATATCCAAACGCGTCAAAGCGTTCGGGTTTATATTTGTTTACGTTGCTGAAATCATATGAGTAATAATACCCAACGATATCGCCCTCCTCGTTTGCTACTTCGGGAGCGATGCGCTGCTTTGGAATATGAAAGCAACGTTGCACTTTATTGTTGATATATTTTAGCTCCAAAGATGCCTCGCCAAACATCTCGAAATCCTTGCATATTTTACGCAAATCTTTTTTTGAAAGCAGCGACATAATCGCGGCCCACTCGCTCGGCTTTTTGGCTTTGTCTTTTGAGGTCAATCCTTTACCATAAATGAACTGCGAATAACTATCGATGACCGCCGAGTTTGTTGGCGATCCGTTATAAGCGTCTATAATAGTTTGATAAAACGAGTTTCGCTCGCCGTTTAATACCCACTTTTTGCCGCTAACCTCTTTAATCTCGGGGCGGATGTAATTCGATAGGTTAATAACTTGTAGTTTGTCCATATATTATATTTTTAGAACTCCGTTATTGAGTTCAAAATTCTCCAAATCAGTTTGAGCCGTAGCGTAAGCCTTGCCTCTATATATAAGTTCGTCGTCTTCGTTGATTGTAACCTCAAACGATTGCCCCTCTTTTAAAATCGGCGTGTTAAAAATCAAAACCAATACGTTATTTTGATAATAAACGGCAGTTGTTGCGATTGTATGAGTGATGTCTCGCGTTTCGTCACGCAATAAAAACGTGATTTCGCCACTATTGTACCCCCTGGGGATGCAACGGAATTGATAAGGCGCAGTTAAATTGAATGTCCACATACTTATATAACTGAATATATTTGATTTGTAACAAAAAACGCCCCAAAAGGAGCGTTTAATGAGACAAAACTATGAAAGAAATTAAGAAACCACAACGTTAGAAACCAAAGCATAAAGAGCGGTAATCATTCCACCTGTTAAAAATGGAGATAAGTTTGATTCCTCAGCAGCGATGGTCAAAGTGTATCCGCTTAAATCGGCTCCCGCGCCTCCTGACACCTTAGTGCAGTTTGACATTGTGCCATTTGTAGCTCCAATTAACATGATATTGCCGTTGTAATCCTCAACAAATACTTGAGGACGTCCTGCGCAAATCAATTGTACTTGAGCTTGTA